AGATTTAGCCCATAGCTAAGTATATTTTTAAACATTATTGGGGTTCTGCGCCAGACATTTGTTTAGCGGCCACAGATGCCGCACCAGAGCCAGAAACAATGCCTAAAGCACCAGCAAGTTCTGTAAGACTAATTTCATGCCCAGCATAAATTAAATAGATTGCGGCAGTTGCTACCACTACAAAGCCAAGCATCCAAGCCCAACGAGCAATATCATGGGTTTGATTGTCTTTTCCAGTAAGAATATGTTTAAATATTTCGTTCATTTTCCGTGATACCAACCAGCAATAAAGCTAATAAATCCACTAATGGCTGAAACGATTGCCATTCCCATCCAAAACCCACCACGACTTTTATTGGCCAAAGCAACTAACTCTTTAAGGTCTTTGCGAATCTCAAAAAGTTCACCTTCCATTGCTTCGACTTTTTGCCATAACTGGCCATATTTAACTGGGTCAATTTGAAAATCAGACATAACAAAACCATAGTAAAGGATTAATTGATATATTATATTGTCCGATATATTACAGAATGTATTTTATCACTTCTTCTGGTTTCATAAAAGCATCAGGATTATATTTGGTGAAATCCCACCATAAAAACTGATTATCAGCTAGATAATCCCTGCTTTTTAGTAAATTAATATTTTCTGGATGCCCATATATCAATGGATCAGATACAGACCAAAGAACAATGCCGGGTTTTTTACAATCCCATGCAAGATGCTGGAAAAAGCTATCACACCCAATCCAAATTCGACATTCTGAGATTAGTTTTCGCAAATCTGCTAGGGATAGGTTCTTTCTAAAATCATATACAAGCTGTTCTTCACCTTCTACACCTACTTGAACAATCTTTTCATTAGTTAATTCAATTAATTTGTCCCAATAAGGGTAGTTTTTAGGGTTGCGATTCCCATTTATTAATGGTTTAGCAAAAGGGGCAATAATTATCATAAGTACAGCTTCCTATAAGCATCTTCTAAACTGCCTTTCCAATTCCATCCAGCCATCTTCTTATAGATGTTCCATTGATCTATATCACCAAATAAGGCTTGTGCTTCTGCTATTGACCTACCTTGGACAATTTCAGGATAACAAGTAAAAACGACAGGATTAGAAATTTCAGGAAGTACATGGCTGAAAACAATATGGTCACCAAAGCCAGAGTTAAGAACAACAATGGTGCTATTAGAAAGTCCAACAATATTTCTAAAAATAACTTCATCATGGGCATACATTTCTTGTTTGGTTTCACTTCTGATTCCCCCTTCTGCCTTTAAATGCCAAGTAATAGCATTAGGTACTGTAAGAACTTTATACCCTTTTTGGTATATACCATAGGTGAATAAAGTTTCTTCCCTATGAGCAACTCTAGAAAGTCCTAAGTTGTAGTCATGGATGCCAGCCCTATAAAGGAATGAACAATGTAAATGCTCTACTTCTTTAGTAACATTTATGTTACCCCATTGAATATTGGGTTCTGAATCAATGTCTTTGATTTTCCCTGTAGATTTGGAAGTATTAAAAATATGAGGAAGTGTAAGAATAGAACCACCAATAGCACCAACTGTAGTATCAATGTAGCTACAAAGTTGCTCTAAAACATTGGCTTCTGGAATGGCATCATCATCAACACGCCAAACCCATTCATAACCCATCTCATTAGCTTTTTGATGAATGTGATGCTGACCTTTTTTATCGGCAAATAACCATTCCCATGCAATTTTCTTGTAATCTAATATTTGAAATATGTGCTGATATATAGGGTTTTCCCGCATATCTTCGGGATTATCGTTGTCATCAAAAATAACGAGCTTATCAGGGCTTGCCGTTTGATTGGCTATAGCCATCAAAACCAATGGCAAAGTTGTTGTATAACGCCCTCTGGTGGCTACAGAGCATAATATTTTATTAGACTGCATTTATTTTATTTTGTGATATTTTTTAGCAGTCCGTTGCGCCTTCGTATTGGCTCATAGTCTTTAATACACCATAGATTGCAGGAATTAAATCGCCTTTAAGGTCGCTAATGCTAATATAGTGAGCATCTTCACGAACTGTGGCTAGGTTTTGTTCTCTAGCGGCTTGGTCGTAGTGAATAGCTACTTGTACCTGAATATTGTCTTTTGTGCCAAAGAAGTTAGTAATGCGAGCATAGGCTTCTGGTGCGGGTACACCAAATTGGGTTTGAACAGATAATCGTAATGCCATAGTATTTCTCCTTAAAGTTTAAAATATAAGCTATTAATACACTATTAGTTGAGTTTAGGGGTTATTTATAATCCATTAGTAAGTCATTTCTGTTGTGCGAATTTGGCAAACTGTACGAATAGTCGTACTAGCCTGTCCTGTGAATGTTACTGCTAAACCACCATTAGTTGTGTCTGCGGTTAATGCTATAGACCAAGTTGATGCTCCAGCATCAGCGTATAAAGAAGTTACTGTAGAACCAACAAGGGTAGTAGAGGCAGCGTTAGCGCCTCGTTTAATTACACCTGAAATTTCCCAGCCTTTAGTATTACCACCCCCAGTTACTCCAGAGATAACTTCGCCTTTAAAGTAGTAAGCAGAGTTATTAGGTAGTATTACTTGGTTTGTTGTTCCTGCGGCATTTCCGTCAGTAGCCAAAACAGTAGCTGTAGCATCTGTTGTTTGTCGGCCTAATATAAAAAATCTTCCTTGCGAAACACCTACGGTGCTAGAAATCGGAGGAAAGCCAACACCAAAAGCTACAGACCCTACAATTCCTCTAGCGGTTGCATAGTTTCCACCAAGGACTGTTGAATAGTCAGCATTTGCTTGGTTATTTGAACCACCAGAAACTAAAGACCTTACACCTGAAGATACATTTACTTCACCACCACCAATGAATGAAGATAGTCCAGTAGCTTGATTGTTAAATCCTCCAACTACTGCTGACCTTTGGGCTGTTGCTTGGTTATTTTGTGAGCCAACAACTACAGACTGAAGTCCGCTAGCTGTATTTTGTTGACCACCACCAACAAAGCTCCAATCACCACTAGCCACATTTCGGTTAGCCGCAGTACCAGCATCACCACCACCACCGATAAATGAATAACTACCAGTAGCTTGGTTGTTTCCTCCTCCTACTACTACTCCATGAGGAGTGTAGAAAGATAGAGTAATACCAGCGGCAGTTGTAGCGGCTTGGCTGATTGTGAATGTATAAGCCGTACCAGTAATCGTTGTAGATGCAACAGTTTGTGATACAGATACAGTCCAAGTAGAAGCTGAACCACTTACGATATAAGTACCAGCAGTTACTCCTGTACCAGTTAGAACCATACCAGCAATAATCGTACCGCTAGATAACGAGCCAACTGTTAAGGTTGTTCCGCTAATGGTTGATGTCGCCATTACAGCAGGGGTGCCAGTAGTTACAGCAGATGTGGCATATGTGTAGTTTGTTACACCAGTAGCCTGAAGCACTTGACCAACTTTTACAGAGGCATTTGTGGATGTTAGATATAGTGTTGTTGATGCTGTAGAAGCAATAGTTGTTGCTTGAGTTGTTATTGCTGAACTACTTGTAGCAGAATTGGTAAAACCGCCCCCAATAAAATTAAAAAATCCAGCCGCAGAATTTAATTGCCCGCCAACAACTCCAGAATAATCTCCTCCTCCTGCTGTATTTGTGCTTCCTGCGCCAACAAAAGCGGCTGTACCACCAACCGCACTATTATTTGTACCTCCAGCAACAGTAGAATAAAAAGCAGTTGAAGTATTTTGCCTTCCACCACCAATAACAGAATATGAACCACTAGCTATTTGACTTGCTGATGTCCTATTCGTCTGCCAATCAACCGCATTAGCACCCCTAGCATTACCACCTACTGTAGATGATGTAGTAGCTTGTGCTTGTAGTGCGCCTGTTCCTGCTGGAGAAACATAAAGACTACCATCTGATTGAAGTCCTAGTCCTGCTACTCCACTAAAGGATAGGGTAGGAGTTCCGTAAACTGCTGTAGTGGTTGTGGGGACATAGGTGTTGGTTACAGAGCCGATTTCTAATTGCGGGGCGGCTACATAAATAGTTAATCCTGTTCCTGTGTAACTATTTGATGTTCCATTTTCCGACATCATTATTTGGAAATAACTAGCCGCTGCCGCTGGACTTAAAGTCATTGAACAACGATACCAACCAGTAGCTCCAGCCACAACAGTTATAGAATAAGATGTAGCGCCACTACCAATATTTGCTGAAAATGCGCCAGTAGAAATGTTAAAAATAACACCATTTCCAGATGCTACCAATATAACATAATTAGCTGTACCAGCTTTGGCATAAACACTTAAAGTGTATGCACCACCGTTGAATGTACATCCGTTGTAAATTTGGTGCGTATTTGAAGCTACAACACCGTCATTTAATAATGCCGCAGTAGTTCCACCAAACGGGTCAGATTGACCGCCAGTAACAGTTATATTATTTTGTGTCCAAGTAGTTGTTAAATTGCTACTTTGGGTTATTAAATTCTCACCAGTACCTTTTAATACTTCTGTCTGTCCTGTAATAGTAGTAAATGTACCTGCGGCTGGGGTTGTTGCTCCGATGACTGTGTTATCTATTGTGCCGCCGGTCATAGCCAGCGTAGAGCCGTTATAGGTTAAAAGAGGAACTCCACCTAATACACCAGCATTGTTGTATTGAATCTGAGTGTTTGTGCCGCCGATAGGTGCTTGGGCGCCACTATAGCCAGACGTGCCAGAGTAACCGCTAATTCCAGAATAACCAGATATACCGCTTGCACCTACAGCACCAGAATAACCGCTATATCCCGAAATTCCACTAAATCCAGAATAACCAGATGTTCCAACTGCGCCAGAAGCAG